GTGTTTGTAATTGACGCATAAACAGAAATACCCTGATTATGATTCAAAGAATTGTCGCCTATTCGGCACGATGCAAAACGTCTAGCCGAATGATATGGAATCTCAGCATCAGCATGCATTCGAAAACCGTCAGTTGAAGCTCCAATTGCCAATCCAGATACTCCACTATTTGGCGCACCGGTGATAAATTTCTTAGATCCATCACTAGAGCTGGCAAACGGCGCATAAGGATTTTGTAAAAAAGCATAATTTGTAGCTGCTGTGTTTCGCACCAATTTCAAATTAGTGAAATTAATACCTGACATGGACTGATCTCGAACGCGCCATCTTACTCCACCGCGTCGTGCCAAAAACATGGAAGAAAACCATGTTAATGGCGTCTGATAAACATAATTATAAGGCACTGCTCCTGCCAAATGCATGGCACCAGGTGCTTTACCACGATGTAATGGAAACGCAGAAAAATTTAATCTATAAACCAACGACCCTGCACCAGGAACAGAAGGAAAAGCCACTGACATATAGCTAACGTACCTTTTTAAAAGATATCGCAAACTTGTCACAGGATCTCCGTGATGCACCATAGGCGCTTTGTCCGTTTTTGGAATGTATTTACCAAATGTTGCATGAGGTTTCGCACGCTGCGCTAAATGATCCTCTAACTCTAATGACCCACTCTGTGGATACAAAGAATAGTTATCAATGCTGTCAATAGGATCGAACATCTCAAAATCAGGTCCAGCAGAAACAAACATCAAAACGTCCACTAAGGTAGTTGCAGCATTTGCGCAAGTTAACTCATTAACCACTGATAAAGCAACATGACCATTGCTATCAAGCGGACTATAATTAACAGGCGTTGAACCATAAATTGACCCAACGCCGTCTAATCCAGGACGCAAAGGTCGCAAATATGGAATGTTAGACATGTACCCAACGTCAATAATGGCTTCATGGGATTCCGCCAAATCCCAAACGTATGTATATGCTGTGTTGTACTCTATTGGGGTTAAAGCCGACGCCGTGATACCATTAGGATCAAAAGTTATGCGCAAACGCCCCTTATGGAACGTAGACGCAACAGCGACAAATCTATATCTCAACGACCCCCTCCATTGGCGAAATGCTTGCATTGCATAGCCTAACGGCGACATTGCTATTTGTTGTGAACCCCCAGTACCTGGACCATTGGCCCAATATACTGGGTTAACATTAGCATAAAATATGTTGAAATCAGGCGTTGCAGTTGAATTCCACGCAAATTTTGTAATATACGTTTCTCTCTCCACTATAGAAGATAATAACATTTCATCCTTGCGTGCTAACCCAACAATACTAGGATCTATTGTTACTTCCTGTTTATCGTCCAAAGTCATTTTAAAAATGGGATCGTGCTGTGTCGCACTGGCCAAATTTGGATTTACTCTAGGCACCATATACGTCATATCACTAACAATGTTGGGCTTAGAAAAACCTAAAGCCACTGCAATTTTGTGCCCATAATGTAACACAGTCTGTGACGCTAAGGCATATGGTCGAATCCAAGTTATGTTTGACAATAACCCGGCAACATCTGCCAAAACGCCTAATGGTTTAGAAATTATACCTTTACCATATTCGTCTCCAGACTGAGGAACCAAACTTGGTAAATTTGAACTTGTTGGAGCGCCAAAAACAACATTTTCTGCCCAACACATAGCAGTTATTGTTATACCATCCTGTGTTGTGCTCATACTTCGTAAGGGTGAAACTTCCGTTACAGCAATAAATCCAGTAGTTAAATGTTCACCTAACGCTGTATTAAAAGCATTGTAATGGTGAACGTAAGGTAACCTCAAACAACCACCCTCACACGAAGTAGGATTTAAAAACACGTGTGGAGGTTGAGACAAAACAACCAATGATGGCACCAAGTTAATTAAAGTTGCAGGTGTTAGTAATGTGTCACTAGATGAATTGGATACGGCAGTAGCCATCCACCGACCGTAATGCATAGGTGTTCCATTAATCATAAACCTAAAACATAAATCACACTTAAGATTACGATAATTGTTGATACGATTCATAACACGCTTATTATTAAAAAACGCAGATGGCGAAATAAACTGTGGTGTCGTAGGAGACGTACCACCAACAATAATGTTCTGTGAAAACACCTTAATAGGACGAGACAAAAACTTAGCTATAGACACCTCTTCAGTATCAACATTATAATGGGTGTTATCCATGTCTTGATCATAAGATGCCTCTTCGTGTAAAAAATCATCAACAAATGATGTCAAAACTTGCGTTTTGTTCTGAGCAACATCTTCCATGATTCCTGACTGAGGAAACAAATTAACAGATCTAGCATCTACTCTATCCAATCGATTTGGTCTGTCAGGTTTGACAGGAGCAGATGGAACAACAAGCGGAGGTACGTTAGGCGTGATTGGTGTTGGGAAATTAACCGCAGGTTCAGTAACAGGCAACTTGTTGCGCAATCTATCTGCTATCAACACAGCCTCGGCATACCAATCACTATTTGGAAAAGGTTGTGAATAATCTCCCCTTTCAAAATAAGTGTAATATTGGAGTCTTTTGCCAATAACGTCATTCATATCCTCTAAAATTATTTAACACTCCGTGTAGTGAAAAGTATCAGTAACCGCAA